AGAAACGGCAGAAATCATGAAGGTATTGCATCAGCGGTACCAGGGAAAGGAGACGTAACTAATGAAAATGCCATCTATCAATGTCGTGTTCAAAGAAAAAGGCATCAGCGCCATCGCGCGCAGTGCCCGCGGCATTGTCTTGTTGATTTTGAAGGAAGAGACGCTGCCGTCCCAGACGGAAGTGAATCTCTATACGGCTGATGACATTCCGAAAGAACTCTCGGACAGCAACCGTGAGCAGCTGGAGCTGACTCTTCGCGGCTATGTAAACAGCCCGAAGAAAGTCATTGCCGAAATCATCAGTAAGGACGCAGATGATTATACTGACATTTTAAAGACCATTGAAAACAAGCGCTTCGATTACCTGGTCATTCCGGATATCGAAGAAAACCACATCGACACGATTGCGACCTGGATTAAGGGGATGCGGACAAATAAGAACAAGCGCATCAAGGCCATCTTGCCGGACTGTACAGCCGATACGGAAGGCGTCATTAACTTCGTCAATAAAGTCATCCGCACGCGCACGAAGACATACACGACAGCTCAGTACTGCGGCCGCATCGCAGGTGTTATCGCGGGAACGCCGATGACCATTGCTTGCACTTATGCGCCGTTGCCGGAGGTTATTGGCTGTGATGTATGGACGCAGGAAGAAATGGATACCATGACCAATGCAGGGAAGCTGTTCTTCTTCTTTGATGGGGAAAAGGTCAAGCTGGGTCGCGGCATTAACTCCCTGGTTACAACCGTCCAGGGCAAAGGCGTATCGTTCCAGAAAATCAAGCTCGTTGATTTGATGGACATGATGTACGACGATATCCGCACGACGGCACAGGACCATTACCTTGGCAAGTATTCGAACAGCTATGCCAATCGGTGTCTGTTGGTGACGGCGGTTCAGGGCTATCTCGATCAGTTGGCTCAGGAAGGCTTATTGGAAGAAGGGCAGAATACCGCTTATATCGATGTGGAAGCGACAAAAACCTGGCTGGAATCGAATGGCAAATATACGAAAGAAGAACTGGCAGATATGTCGGATATGGAAATCAAGCTGGCCAACATCGGCAGCAATGTCTTTCTTTCTGTAGACGCCTCGCTTCTGGATGCCATGGAAGATGTCACGATTGGCGTCAATATCTAAGGGAGGTGAAGCAAAATGAACAGCATGGAAGCCAAACGAGTGATGAACGGCAAGTATGCCGACCTCTATATCGACGGTGATTTGATGGCCGAAGCGACGGCCTTTAAAGCCGAGGTCACGCTGACCAAAGAAGAAGTGAAGATGCTTCGCCATGTAGGCAAGGGCTATAAGGTTACGGGTTATGACTGCAAAGGGCAGTTGAAGCTCCATAAAGTCTCGAGCTACATGATTAAGAAGATGAACGATAATATCAAGTCGGGTAAGCAGACTGTCGTCACGATTGTTTCCGTCCTTGATGATAAAGATGCCATCGGCAGTGAACGTATCGTCATCAAAGATGCCACCTTCGACAGCCTCATCCTGGCCGACTGGGAAGTGGACAAGATGGGGGAAGAAAGCTACAGCTTCACCTTCTCTGACTGGGACCTGTTGGATTTAGCATAAGGAGGACACGCACATGAATATGGTAGATAAACTGCTGAAAGCAGATATCGCCAACAAACTGGCAAATAAACCGACGAAAAAAGTAAAGATAGAACGATTGAGCAAGCTACTGGGCTTCGATTTCATCGTGACGCTGCAGGCCATCGACCCGGAACGCTACGCCGATATCCAGAAGATGGCCGTCGATTTCACAAACGGCAGCGCGGAGAACATCGACCTCTACAAGATGCAGACCCAGACGCTCCTGGCAGGTATTGCCGACCCGGACCTCAAGAACAAGGACCTCCTGGAAAAATTCGGTGCTGCTATCCCGGCTGATATCATCCGAAAACTCTTCCTGGCCGGCGAAATTGCCGACCTCACTGCACAGATTACTGAACTCAACGGTTATACGACACAGGACAAGGTGGATCAAGCCGTAAAAAACTAATTCAGACCGATGGCGAGGTGCAGGCGATGTATCTTCTTTTCCGGGACCATCACCTGCTACCGTCAGCGGTCATGCAATGTGGCTACGGAGAACGGCAGGTACTGTATGCTTTTGTTCGCTATGAGATGGAAGAAAGAGAACAGAAAAAAACCTCCTATTGGTTAATGAATCAATAGGAGGTTATCTAAAGTTTTAATTATTTAGTAAATGGGCACCCATATCAATAATCATCAGAATCTTCATCTGAATCATCAGGAGTATCATAGTAAACTGTATCTCCGTACGAAGTATAGGTGCTGCCATCAGACCCATACGTAGTGTCACCGTATGTAGTATAGGTGGTGCCATCAGAACTGTAGGTAGTATCTCCATACGTGGTATAGGTGGTGCCATTCGAGCTATATGTAGTATCTCCGTACGTGGTATAGGTAGTGCCATCCGAACTATATGTGGTATCTCCATATGTAGTATAGGTATTACCATTACTATCATATACAGTATCTCCGTATTGGGTTAGAGTACCTGAATCAGCAAAAACTGTGGGGATGGCCATCATACAACTGCATAGAACTAATGCAATTAGTTTTTTCATAATTAGTTCACTCCTTTTAAATTTAAAATCCGAAAATGTTAATTTTATTATAATCTTTTTTATTAATATATACAAACTGTGAAGTGAGGTGAAACAGCGTGGCCAACAATGTCATCGATGCGGCGATTCGGTTGCGGGATTTATTTACGCCAACCGTGAAGAGTGTTAATGCCAGCCTGGGTTCTATGAAGACTCAGATGGCAGCAGCCAAGCAATCGGTCAGCGGCTTTTCGGATAAGCTGACGGAACATGAACGTATCCAGAAACGGACGGCCAAGAGCATCGAGCAGACGGGCAGCAAGATTTCCGGGCTGTCGGATAAGATGGCTTTGCTGTCGGCACCTATTTTGGCAGCGGCGACGGCAGGCTTCAAGCTTCACAGCGATTTTGCCAATGGTGTGGCTAAGATTTCGACCCTTGTCGATACGACGGTCGTTTCCATGCAGAAGATCAGTGATGAAATTCGTGCCGTCAGTGATGAGACGGGTGCGGGTGTGGCGGACCTTTCGGAATCGGTCTATCAGGCAATTTCTGCAGGTGTCGATGCGGCCCATGCGGTAGGCTTCGTCAAAGACATGACGATTGCTGCCAAGGCCGGCTTCACGGATACGACGACAGCCGTTAACGGGGTTACGACAGTTCTCAATGCCTATGGAAAATCAGCAGAAGAAGCCTCGACTATTACGGACCAGATGCTCCTAGCACAGAACTTTGGTAAGACGTCCTTTGGTGAAATGGCCGAAGCCATGGGCAACGTCATCCCTATTGCGGCCCAGCTTAATGTCAGTACGCAGGAACTCTTTGGTTCCATCGCCGTCCTCACGAAAAACGGTATCCGTACAAGTGAAGCGATTACGGGCCTTAAGGCAGCCTACAGTAATATCTTAAAGCCCTCAGCAGAAGCGGCAAAATTATCGCAGTCCCTGGGCATCGAGTTTAACGCCGCGCACCTCAAGAGTGTAGGCTGGGTGAAATTCCTCGACGAAGTGAAGAGGGCGACCGGTGGAGATGCGCAGCAGATGGCGCAGCTCTTCGGTTCCGTCGAAGCCCTGAACAGTGTCCTGGTCCTGACGGGCAAAGGTGCCGGAGATTTTGACAAGGTCATGGATCAGATGGCCCAGTCTGCCGGCATGACGAGGGAAGCCTATGAAAAGATGCTGACGCCGTCCGAGCAGATGCAGCTTGCTATGAACCAGCTAAAAAATGCCGGCATGGATTTGGCCGTAGCTTTTACACCTTACTTTAAGGCCATGTCGATGCGCGTGAAAGAGCTGGCTGCATGGTTCCGCGCCTTGACCCCTGAACAGAAAGCACTCATTGGCCAGGTGGCTTTTGGCATTGTGACCTTCCAGCTCTTCGGTTCGACCCTGGGCCGGATTCTGACGGTCGGTGGCAGGGCCTTTGGCACTTTTAATTCCATCGCAACGGGCATCAGCAAAGCCGGCAGCGTATCGAAATATCTCTCGACGCAGTTCAAAGGCCTTATCCCGGTTTGCCGGGGCATTGCTATCGTGGCCAAGGGCATGGGAAGTGCTTTTCTGACGGCAGGCCGCATGATGATCACCATCATCCGTGCAGTAGGAGCCGCGGCTATGGCCAATCCCATCATTATCATCATTGCGGCGATTATTGCCGCTCTGTATCTCTTATGGAGTAACTGGGATACGGTATCGCAGTATATTGAACAGGCAATTCAGGCCGTATCGGAAGCCGTCGATGCCGGGATGAACTGGATCAGCTCGGCCTGGGATGGCGCGATGAACGCCATCAGCGAAACAGCCTCGAACATTTGGGAAGGCATCAAGAATACGTTCCGCAGCGGTGTGAACTGGGTCATCGACCAGGTGAACGGCCTTATCTCCAGCATCAATGGTCTGTCTATCGACATCCCTTCTATTACCGGTGGGGCGCCGACACATGTGGGCTTTAACATTCCAAGCCTCAGCCACTTTGAAAGAGGCGTTGAAAACTTCCGCGGTGGTTTTGCCGTCATCAACGAAGACCAGCGCGGTGAATTAGTCCATCTGCCCAATGGCAGCACCGTTGTGCCACATGATGAAAGTATTCGCCAGGCCATGAATGCCGGCGGCGGCAGCATCACCATTCGCATCGATACGATGAACGTCCGCAGTAAGCAGGACATCGACGCCGTAGCCGAAAAGCTCGTCGAGAAAATTAGGCTGTACGGCATGAATCGCATGAAAGGAGCAACGATGTAATGAGTTCCTTCTTAGAATCCATATTGAACGCCATTGGACTCGCCGCGTCTTCTATCACGATTTCCCTTTCCTCGGAAACGGCAACGGTAGTGTTTCCCGTCCTGCCTTCGGAACTGATGGTTGCGGTCAATACGAATCACGGCACCGTGAATATCAATAACTTTGGTGATTACCTGATGAAAGGGAAGACGGGCCTAAAGACGCTGACACTTTCTGGCTTTTTCCCGGCTCAGGATTATCCTTTTGCCATGATGGGGCTGGCGCCCTATACCTACATTGCCCAACTGGAAACGATGCGTATCGGTGACAGCGTATGCCAGCTGACGGTGTCGGATACGCCACTTTCCATGCCTTGCCTGATTTCGTCATTTAAGTTTGGCGAGAAGGACGGCAGCGGCGATGTCTATTATGAACTGGGCTTGACAGAGTACCGTTATGTGACAGCGCCTGAAACAGGGAAGACCGATGCTGCTACAGGACTGAAGAAGCGGGCAGAGTCCTTCTGGTCGAAAATGAAGAAAAACATTACTTATTATCCCGGTGACAGTATTGGCAACGTCATCGGCCGGGCCGTAGGTAAATCAGTAACGCTCAATAATGAGCAGTTCTCGAAGTTTCAGATTTATCGCAGCATCGTCCGTAATGGTGGCCTTTCGACCGGCGATATTATCCGCCTGACAACGATGAACCTCAAAAGGAATGATGAAAATGTTCCAGTTACAAAAAATCAATAAACAAATCAACACGGATGCCGCTCAGACAGGAGAGCAGAAAAAGCCTGAGAATAAGGACCTGACGGGCTGGCTGATTTCTACAACCTGGTCCGGGGACGTCGAGCAGGCCGGCCGCAAGTTAGAATTCGACTTGGCGTATACCACACGGGATAAGGCCTGGCAGAATCCGGAACTGGAGCTTGGAGATGAAGTGTTGCTGCAATGTATCGACGATACGTCACAGCAAACTTTCCACCTTTTTCAGGGGCGCATTTTTGGCCGCAGCCGGGAGAGCGGCTCTTCGGTGATGCACTTCACGGCTTTTGACAACATCGTCTACCTGGCCAAATCCCGCATTACTAAGAAGTACACGAACGTGACAGTGGCCGATGCCATTCGCCAGACCATCAATGATTTCTCGATTCCTGCCGGGACCATTCCAGACCTGTCCGTCATCTGTAACTTTATTGCTGATGACATCTCGGCGACAGAAGCCATCAAGCAGGCGCTGGCTTATCAGTCGGCCCAGGACCAGAAAGGCTACCACATCTATATGACCGAAGGAAAGCTCAACGTGGTCTGTATGAATGACCAGGTGGTGGAAGATTTTCTGATCAGTGATGTGACGAATCTGACGGGTGCGTCAGTATCAGAATCGGTCGAAGACATGGTTTCTAAAGTCATCGTCGTCGATAGTGCCGGGCAGACGAAAGGTGAGCTGCCCAATCAAACGGATATCGACCGCTTCGGTCTTATTCAGGCCATTTGCAAAGCGGACCCGAAGCAGGACGATGCCTCGCAAGCGCGGGCCATGCTAAAGACTGTTGCCCATGACATGTCTATCCGGGCCATCGGTCATATCCAGTGCATTGCCGGCTTTTCTGTCTCGGTCCAGGAAGAACAGCTCAAAGGCCAGTTCTTCATCAAGTCAGACAGCCATAAAATCGAGGGCAACAAACACCTGATGGAACTGCACCTGGTATTCCATAAACTGCTGGATGAGCAGAAAAAGGAACTGGACAGTGCTTCGTACAACGCCAATCCGGACTACGTGCCGCCTGCAGAAACAAAAACGGCTTCTTCTGTTTCTACCGGTGGCGCTATCGCTGGCAGCAGTATAGTGGATGATTGCATGGCCAATTTCGATGGTACCGTTTCGCCCTATGGCTCGGAAGGCTGTGTCGACCGAGCGACTATTGCGGCAGCGGGTTATTCGCCATTTGCGGCTCAAGAATATAACAATGGCGTTAAAGGATGTGACCAGCTTCGAGCCGATGCTGAAGCACAGGGACTGGCTATTCCTTATGACCCGTCGCAGCTCGAAAAGGGCGATATCATCATGTACAACCGCTACAGTAAGCCAGACCCGAACTGGCATGTTGTTGTTTACGATGGAAGCGGCGGTTGTTGGGGCAACAGCTCGAATGTCTATGGCTGCTTCCATCATTATGAAGGCAGTATCGACATGGGCGGCGATTATTATCCGGCAACGATTATTAAGACCTCAAGGGGGTGAGCATGTGCAGAAAAATCCATATATTAGCCTGCTGAATCTGATGGAGCAAGTCAGCCGCAGCAGCAACAGCCCGGACATTCAGATTGGACAGATTCTGTCCTCGCCGCCAGATATCAAGGTCCGTTATAACGGCATCATTTTAACGAAAGAGGAGCTGTGGATTTCCCATTATCTCCTAGCTGGTTATGGCCGTACAGCTAAGGGCCATCTTGTATCGGCGACGCAGAACCGAGCTGGCGGCAGCGGGGATGCGGCTTATCAGTCCCATAATCATGACATCGATAATGACTATACCGATTCCATCATCTACACGGACACCCTGAAACCCGGCATGTACGTGGCCATCATGCCCATGCTCATCAACGGCCGGATTCAGCAGTACATTATTTTAGACGAGATTGTGAGGATTGATGGCCATGGCTAATCCTTTTGTCGCAATGAGCAATACCCAGGCAGCGAATTCCAATGAATCGCTGCCTCTTTTCGTAGAATACGGTTATGATTTTGAAAAGCAATGTTTCCGTTATGATGAAAAAGGCCAGAATCTGATGGTGACAGAAAATGAAGCGCTTAAGGTCTGGATTTATAAAGCGATTCTTACCGAGCGATATCGCTACTTAGCCTATGATGACAGCTATGGCATTACTATCGAGCCGTATCAGGGCCGGGCACCGAACAGTCGTTATACGGCGGACCAGATTTCACAAAACATCCGCGAAGGACTACTGATTAATCCTTACATTGCTCGCATTAACCATATCGATGTGGAAAAGCGGGAATACGATGACCTTATCATTACGGTCGATGTGACGAGTATCTACAGCGAAGAATTGCTGACAGTAACAGTAGGAAGGAGCGAGGCATGAGTAATTTGTTTGATGCACAGACAAAAGATGTGATTGAAAGCCGCATGGCACAGACCCTGCATACCATTACAGAGAAAGAGCAGAGTACCATTGAAGGAACCTTTGCCCGCGACCTGATCGACGCCAATGCCGTGGAATTCGAAAGCAACTATGCCGAGATGACCATGCTGCGCGATGCTTCTTTTGCCGAAACCTCCTGGGGAGATTACCTGACGCTGCGGGCTGCGGAATTTGGCGTGGATCGCAAGAAGGCCGTCAAGGCTAAAGGCGAAGTGACCGTGACGGGCATGGCCGGGGCTTACATTATCCGCAGCAGCCTCTTTCAGACAAAGGACGGACAGCGCTTTTACACCCTGGAGTCCGCTACGATTCCTGCGGATGCTACCGAGGTTACTATCCCCGTGGAAGCGGCCGATGCCGGCACGGTGGGTAATGTGGCAGAAGGGACGATTACTGAAATTCCCTATTCCATCCCTAATGTATCAGCCGTCGTCAATCGTAAAAAATGTACCGATGGGGCGGATGAAGAAACGGATGCGGCACTTCTCGCCCGGCTGCTTTTCCGGGTACGCCAGCCCATCACCTCGGGTAATGCCAATCACTATCGTGACTGGGCCATGTCTGTTGATGGCGTAGGGAACTGCAAAGTTATCCCGCTCTGGCAAGGCAATGGCACGGTGAAGGTAATCATCGTCACGGCAGAGAATGAATCGGCATCGGCGGAACTGATCCAGGAGGTCTATGACTACATCGAAAGCCAGCGGCCCATCGGTGCGACAGTGACTGTCGTTTCGCCGGCACCATTAACAATTGACCTTACGGCAGATGTCTATGGTACAGCCAATCCCGATGCCGTGAAAGCCGCCATGACGACCTATCTCAAGCAGACGGGTTTTACGCTTTCCTATGTCAGCCTGGCCCAAATGGGAAAGCTCCTGCTTTCCATCAGTGGTATTACGGACTATAAGGATTTGAAGCTTAACGGCAAATCAGCCAATGTGGAACTGACCAACGAGCAAATCCCCGTGGCGGGAAAGGTGGTGCTGAACCTTGTCAGCCAATGACTGGATGCGGCAGAGTCGGATGGATATCCTTTCATACCTGCCGCATTTCTTATCGAAGGACCCGATGTTTCGCCGCACGGCGGAAACCTGCAATGAGGAACATGACCGCATTCGTATAGCTCTGCAGGACCTGGCAAATAACTTCTTCGTCAGTACCGCCACCTGGGCACTGCCGCTCTTTGAATCCTTCCTCGGTATCCGGCCGAGTGACGGTGAAACCGATGAATTTCGTCGTCAGCGCATCCTCTTTAAGTTGCAGCACACGGATGTCTCGACGAAGGCCTTCATGGAGTCCATCGTTAACCTCTACAGTGTGGGTCACATCGAGGAAGTCAATGAAGAGTACTACTTCAAGGTCTACTGCATCATGAATGACAAAGATACGGCGACCTTACAGAAACTCATCACGCAGCTCAATATCTACAAACCGGCCCATCTGGGCTATGCCATTTATCTTGGCTATTCTTGGAATGGTAAGATTTACTGGAACGGGGAAGCCACCTTTTCGACGGCAACCATCGTATCCGGGAAAGGAGTGACGACAAATGGATGATTACAACAAAGAAAAATGGTCTGCTGACTTTCCGGACCGTGCCGGGCAGGAAGTGCGGCCGAGCGAAGCCGTGGACAATACCCTCGATTACGATGCGTGCTTTCCCCAGTATCTGGCCGAAGACCCTGTTGTCTTCAATCAGCAGAACAAGACTGTTTCCCAGCTTGTCAGTAATGACGCGCGGCTTTATGAACGCATCTCGGCGACGGCGGCAGATATTAATGCCCATTTGACTGATGCTAATGCTCATGCTAATGGCATCAGCGGCAATGCGGCTAGTGCGACGAAACTGCAGACGGGGCACAAGATTCACCGGGTACTCTTTGACGGGACCAAGGATATTACCTTACCGGACTTTACAGGCTGCGGCGAAAAAACAGCCGGCCAGAGCGGTGTTGTACCGGCACCGGCAGTGGGCAAGATGAACACCGTCCTGCACAGCAACGGTACCTGGGGAAAAGTCACCTATGCCGATATGGACGAAGACGCGGTGGCGAAAATCCAGGCCTGCCCTTTCCCAACAGGTTCAGTCTATATTTCTGTAGATGGTAGGAACCCTGCGACCTATTGGCCAGGGACCACCTGGGTGGCCTTTGCCATGGGCCGTTGTTTAATTGGGGCAGGGGCCGCAGATAGCGGTACCTTGTATAAAGCCGGTGATAAGCTGGGCGAAGAAAAACATGCGAACACCCTGGCAGAGATTCCTATCCATAATCATACCGGAAGAACGGGAGATGCCGGAGGCCATAACCATGACCGAGGCAATATGAATATTACCGGCGCTTTCTGGGGCCGGGATGTGCAGAGTGGGTATAACGGTAACGGTGCTTTTTTCATCAGCGGTCGAGGCAACTGGAATGATGAAGGCGGCAGCTATCATAATGATTATCCATCGGTCATGTCTTTTGAAGCAGCCCGGTCTTGGTCTGGCAGAACTTCGGTAGACGGTAATCATGCCCATAGCTTTACGACAGACAACACCGGAGGTGGTGTGGCACATAATAACATGCAGCCGTCACTGGTGGTCTACATGTTCCAGCGTACCGGTTAGGAGGTGAGAATCATGATGGAATGGATGCAGGTAGCAGGCTCCCTGGTTTCCGTCCTGATGCTCTGCGGCATCATCTTTAATTTTAGTGTCATCAAGCCGCTCAATGAATCGGTACGGGGTCTTCGGGACTGCATCGTTGAACTGCGCCGGCAGCTGACGGATACGGAAGCGAAGCGGCAGAAGATGGCCGAACGGCTGTCCCGGGTCGAAGAATCGGCAGAACATGCCCATCACCGCTTGGATGTGATGGAGCAGCGCCAACATGAACAGGGGTGAGGGTGATGAGCTTTTTTGTAGTGAAGAACCGGATTCACCTGACACGGGGCGATTCGGCAGAATTCGACCTGACTATCCGGGACCGGGTGACGAGCAGTGTCTTTATCTTGGGCGAAGGCGACCGGCTGACATTTACGCTGAAGCGCTTCATTACAGATAAGGAACCCGTCCTCACGAAAACACTGGGACAAGGCATCCGGCAGGAACAGGAACGATATGTACTCCATTTCCGGCCGGAGGATACACAGTCGCTGGCCTGCGGCCGTTACGTTTATGAGATGAAGCTCATGCGGAAGAACGGTTATACCGATACCTTCATCCCGGCCAGAGACTTTTTCCTGGAAAGGAGCGTGATGGGGCATGGCACATGAACGGAATACCCTGGTCGGCATCCTTTCTATGCCGCAGACACCCTCTTCTGCCTTTCAGGAAAAATGTATCATTCCAGAAGCTCAGGAGCAGGTCATCACAGCAGATGGCGGCTATGCCGCCCTTTCCAAGGTGACGGTGGCTGCCATTCCGTCGAATTATGGCAGAATCAGTTTCAACGGTTATGAGTTAAAAGTCGAGTAAAGGAGCAATCAACATGGCGAAGAACGTAAAGATCAATTCCGTTATCTATGCAGAAGTGCCGCAGGTTTCGATTCCTCTGGCAGAAGGGGA